CAGGCCCTGGAGCCCGACCTGTTCCTGCCCACACCCGACATGGTGCCCAGCCACAACGGCCCGGCCAGCATGGCGCCCGTCATCGACGCGCCGGCCGCGCCTGCGCCCCAGCCAGCCACACCTCCAGCACAGCCCGCGCCCCCGCCAGCTGCCAAAGACCAGCCGGCGCCGCCGCGCGTGGCCCCACCACCACCGCCCGCGGTGTATGTGCCGCCACCACCTGCACCCAACCCGTTCGCCCCCGCCGACTGGCTCAGCCGCGGCTTCACCTGATTCACCACCACCTGCAAAACCCATGATCCACCCACGCCCTGAACCCACAGACAAACGCACTCCGGCCCAGCGTGAAGACGACGCCATGCTGTTGGTGGCCGAGTTCACCGAAGACCTGCGCCTGGGCTGTGGCGTTCCCGAGGCCCTGGCCGGCGAAATGGCCAGGAAGCTGGTCGATCGCTTCCGCCTGCGCCACGGCGCGCGGCGCATCTACGTGCCCGCCATGGACAAAACGGTGCGCGACGCGGCCATTCGCTCCAAGTTCAACGGGCAGAACGCCGCCGAGTGCTGCCGCGAATTCGGCATCAGCCGCACCAGCCTGTACCGCATCGTCGGGCGCCGCTGCTCTGCCTGAAAGTCCCGTTTCTTGCTTAAAAACGGGACAGCACAGCCCGGACATTCCGAGCATGACAACCCTTGCCCAAGCCCAGCTCATGCTCGCCCGCTACGTCGCAGCCGAAGAGGCTGTGCTGGAGGGCAAGGAAGTGCGCCTGAGCCCGCCCAACGGCGGCTTTGACCGCGTGTGGCGGAGTGAAGACCTGGCCGAAATCCGCGCCGGCCGCCAGGAATGGGAGCGCAAGGTGGCCGACATGCAGGCCGTCGCCAGCGGTGCACCCACCTTCGGCGGCGTGCGCTTCGGCGTGGCCAGCTTCGGCCCCAACTGAGACCGCTTCATGGCAACCCCTTCCAGCCTCAACACCATCGATCGCCTGGTGGCATTCGTCAACCCGGAGGCAGGCCTGCGCCGCTTCGCCGCCCGTTCCGTGCTGCAACAGGTGCAAGCCAGCAGCCGCGCGCACGAGGCCGGCGAACCCAGCCGCCTGCGCAAGTTCGCCAGCGACGGCCTCGGCCCCAACACCATCGTGGGCCAGGGTGCCGCCGCCCTGCGCGCCCAGGCCCGCCACATGGAGCGCAACAGCGACATTGGCCGCGGCATCCTCAAGACGCTGGTGAACAACACCGTGGGCCCCAACGGCATCGGCGTGGAGCCGCAACCGCGCCGGCGCGACGGCAGCATCCACACCGAGTACGCCGAAGCCCTGCGCGTGGCCTACACCAAGTGGTGCCGCCGGCCCGAGGTAACGGGCACGTTCTCGCTCAGCCAGCTCCAGCGCATGAAGGCCAACGCCTGGCTGCGTGACGGCGAGGTGTTCACCCAGCACATCATCGGCCCCGTACCCGGCCTGCAGCACTTCAGCCGCGTGCCCTACAGCCAGGAAGTGTTTGAAGCCGACTTTGTGCCGCTGGACCTGAGCGACGGCGAAACCCTGGTGCAGGGCATCGAAAAGAACGCCTGGGGCCGACCCGTGGCCGTGTGGGTCTACAAGGGCAACCCCAAGGAAAGCGCCACGCTGCTGGCTGGAAAGGCGGGCCTCAAGCGCGTGCCGTTCGATCGCATCACCCACCTGGCGCGGCGCGACCGCTTCGGGCAGCTGCGCGGCATCAGCGAACTCGCCAGCGTGTTCATCCGCCTGCAGGACATCAAGGAATACGAAGACAGCGAGCGCATCGCCGCCAAAGTGGCCGCCGCGCTCACGGCCTACGTCAAGAAAAACGGCGGCGCCGACGGGTACGACGCCACCACCGCGCCCATCGACCCCGCCACCAGCCAGCCACGCCCGCGCCAGCTCAACATGGCGCCGGGCATGATCATCGACGGCCTGGCCGTGGGCGAAGAAATCGGCCTCATCGACAGCAAGCGGCCCAACCCCAACGTCGTCACCTTTCGGCAGGGCCAGCTGCGCGCCACCGCCGCCGGTGTGGGCGCCAGCTACAGCAGCATCGCCAAGAGTTACGACGGCACCTTCAGCGCGCAGCGCCAGGAACTGGTGGAAAGCTGGGTGAACTACGCCACCCTCACCGACGAATTCGTGTGCATGGACGTGGAGCCCGGCTACAGCAATTTCGTCATGGCCTGCCACCTCAGCGCCGTGGTGCCCATGCCGGCCGACCTCATGCCCGACACCTGGGACGACGCGCTCTACATCGCCCAGAGCATGCCGTGGATCGACCCGCTCAAGGAAGCCAACGCCTGGGTCACACTGGTGCAGGCCGGCTTTGCCAGCGAGGTGGAGGTGTTGCGCAAGCGCGGCGTCAACCCCCGCGACCTGCTGGAGCAGGTGCGCAACTGGCGCAAGGAAGTCAAAGGGCAAGAAGGCCCGCTGGTGTTCAACAGCGACGCAGCCCACATCATCGGCAAAGCCCTGGCAGAAACCGCCGACGCGCCACCCGTTGACCCACGCGAAGCCGCCGCGCAGCAGTGAGCACAACCGGCAACGGGACTCAAAAAGTCCCGTTTCTTGCTTAAAAACGGGACAGCACGGGCGCGACATTGGCCGCCATGAGCCAAGCCGCCCAACCCCCACAGCCCGCCAAGCCCTGGTACACCATTCAGGCCCGCACGCCCGTGGCCTCGGCCGTGCAAGGCGTCAAGGCCTCGGCCGAAATTTTGATCTACGGCGACATCGGCGACAGCTGGTGGGGCGAAAGCGTCACCGCGGCGCAGTTCGTCAAAGACATCAACGCCCTGCAGGCCGACCAGATCACCGTGCGCATCAACAGCTACGGCGGCAGCGTGCACGACGGCGTGGCCATCCACAACGCCATGAAGCGCCACCCGGCCAGCATCGACGTGCAGATTGACGGCCTGGCCGCCAGCATCGCCAGCCTCATTGCCATGGCCGGCGACCGCGTGACCATTGCCGAGAACGCGCTGCTCATGATCCACGCCCCACTCACCGGTGTGTGGGGCAACGCCGCCCAGATGCGCGAAACCGCCGACATGCTCGACACCCATTCGCGCGCCGTGGCCACCAGCTACGCCAGCAAGAGCGGCAAGAGCGCCGCCGACGTGCTGGCCCTGCTCACCGATGGCAAAGACCACTGGTTCACCGCCGCCGAAGCCCTGGCAGAAGGCTACGTGGACGCCGTGAACGCCGCCAGCGACGACGGCGCCCAGGCCACGGCCCGCTTCGACCTTTCCCGTTTCAAAGACGTGCCCGCAGCCCTGCTGCGCGCCCGTCCCACCGCCGCGGCAGCCGCCGCAGTCACCCCCGTGGCCTCTGCCACATCCCCACAGGAGCACCCCATGACCCAGCAGGTCAACCAGCCGGCGGCCACCCCGAACCCTGCCGCCACCCACCAACCTCAGCCCGCCGCACCGCTGGCCCCCGCCGCCGCGCCGGTGGTTGACGTCGCCTCTGTGCTGGCCGCCGACAAGGCCCGCCGCGAATCCATCCGCGCCATGGGCCAGCCCTTCATGGCACACGAAGGCATGGCCGCCTTCATGGCCGGCCTGGAAAACGACCACACCGTGACGGCGGACATTGCCGGCCAGCGCATCCTGGCCCAGCTCGGCCGCGGTGCGGAGCCCGTGGCTGGTGGCCGCATCGTCACCGTGGCCGACGAAGCCGACAAGCGCCGCGAAGCCATGGTCAACGCCATGCTCATGCGCGCTGGCAAGGCCGACGCCAAGGTGGTGGCCGAATCGGGCGCCAACCCCTACCGTGGCCGCACCCTGCTGGCCATTGCCGAAGCCTCGCTGCAGGCCGCCGGTGTGGACACCCGCCAGTTCGGCGACAAGCGCGCCATGGTGGCCGCCGCGTTCACCCAGTCCAGTTCTGACTTCCCAGTGCTGCTGGAGAACGTCATGCACAAGACCCTGCTCGGCGCCTACGCCCTGCAGGCCCTCACCTGGAGCCGCTTCTGCAAGCGCGGCAGCGTCAGCGACTTCCGCGCGCACAACCGTTACCGCGTGGGCTCGCTGGGCAACCTGCAGCCCAAGAACGAGCTGGGCGAGTACAAGAACGTGGCCATCCCGGACGGCGAGAAGTCCAGCATTGCCGCCGCCACCAAGGGCTTCATCCTGAACATCAGCCGCGAGACGGTCATCAACGACGACCTCGGCGCCCTGACCGACCAGGCCGCCGCCGCAGGCCGCGCCGCCGCCCGCACCGTGGAAGTGGACGTGTACGCCCTGCTCACCAGCAACAGCGGCCTGGGCCCCGTCATGAACGACGGCAAAACCCTGTACCACGCCGACCACGGCAACATCGACGCCACGGGCGGCGCCATCAGCGTCACTCGCCTGGACGCCATGCGCGTGCTCATGGCCCAGCAGCGCGACATCACCGGCAACGACTTCCTCGACCTGCGCCCGGCCGTGCTGCTGTGCCCCATCGGCGCGGGCGGCAATGCCCGCGTGGTCATCGGCGCCGAATACGACACCGACGTGTCCAACAAATTCCAGGTGCCCAACCGGGTGCGCGGCCTGGTGCGCGACATCGTGGACACCCCGCGCCTGTCGGGCACGCGCTACCACCTGCTGGCCGATGCCAGCGATTCGGCTGCCATTGAAGTGGTGTTCCTCGACGGCGTGGACACCCCCTACCTGGAAACGGTCCAGGCCTTCGACACCGACGGCGGGCGCCTGAAGGTGCGCCTGGACTACGGCGTGGGCGGCCACGACTGGCGCGGCGCTGTCACCAACGCCGGCGCCTGATAGGCCCACCAGCCCGGCCACCGCTGCGGTGGACCGGGCTGGGCCTGAAGAACCCCACCCCCTACAGGAGAAACCTCATGACCACCCGTTACGTTCAAGCCGGCAAGGTGCTGGACTTCCCCAACGCAGGCAGTGCCATCGCTTCTGGCGACGGCGTGCTCGTCGGCACCCGCATGGGTGTTGCCCTCACCAACATCCCCGCCGGTGGCGTCGGTTCCGTGCAGATCTGTGGCGTGTTCACGCTGCCCAAGCTCGGCACCGACAACATCACCCAGGGCGCCCTGGTGTACTGGGACAACACCAACAAACGCATGACGCTCACCGCCAGCGGCAACACCCTGGCCGGCGTGTCCGCTGCAGCCGCTGCAGCCAGCACCACCAGCGTGAACGTGCTGCTCAACAGCACCCCGGCCTGAACGGTCTGCGCCGCCACCATGCCCAACTTTGCCGCACTCGAACAGCGCCTGAACCGCGTGGCCGTTGGGCATTTGTCCAACGCGTCGGCGGTGTGGTACCCGGGTGGCTGGCCCGGCAGCCAGGTGGTGGACCCTCGCAGCTGGTACGAATATTTCTTCGGCCCCGTTGTGAGCGGCCTGCGCGTGGTGTTCGACCGCGAAGCCGGCCCCGCGCTGGACGGCCTGGTGAACGACACCAACCCCGTGCTGTCTGTGCTGGAGAGTGCCGCACGCGGCGCCCGCCGGGGTGACGTCATCGAAGTCACGCCCGACGGCACCGAGGCTGCCACGCGCTTCGAAGTGGTTCGCGCCACGCCCGACGGCACCGGCCTGCTGGTGCTGCACCTGATGGCAGAGGGTTCGCTGTGAGCACACCGGTTGACACCCAGCTGCTCGACGCGCTGAAAGCGCTGCTTCAGGCCGCCGCCCTTCCGGTGGTGGGCGTGCATGTGGCGCGCAGCGAAGCAGACCCTTTTGAGCCCGACGAACTGCCCGCCGTGAACATTCTGCCGGTGCAGGAAGACATTGTGTCCCCCACCACCATCGGCGCGGCCAGGGGCGCGCCCGTGCTGCAGGTGCACCGCTTTCAGCTGGTGGTGCAGGTGGTCACGCGCGGCGGCAGTGCCGCCGAAAGCGTGGCCCGGCGCGTCAGCGCGCTGTGCGCCCAGGCCATTGCACAAAACCCCACCTTGGGCGGCGTGTGCCGCCAGCTGCTCACGCCCATGGCCAAACAGTGGGTTCGCGACGACGACCACGAACAGCGCCTGGCCCGCCAGAACACGCTGTACAGCGGGGAGTACCGCACCTACAGCCACGACCCCTTCACCGCCGTCTAGCCACCCCATGGCGGCAACCCCGTAACACACGCACCCCACATTTCAGGAGCCCACCATGCCCGCAGCCTCCGGCGTATTCAAGCAAGTCGCCATCAAAAAAGAAACCACCTACGGCGTGCTGCCCACCGCCAGCGGCGCGCAGCTGCTGCGCCGGGTGGACGCCGCCTTCAACCTCACCAAAGACACCTACGAATCCAACGAGATTCGCGCCGACCTGCAGGCCGCCGACATGCGCCACGGCATCAACCGCGTCACGGGCAACCTCAACGGCGAACTCTCGCCCGGCTCCTACGCGCCCTACCTGGGCTCGCTGCTCAAGCGCGACTTCACCGCCGTGGCCGCCATCACCGGGCAGAGCATCACCATCGCCGCCGCCGCTGGTGGCGCCTTCACCGTTTCGCGCGCCACCGGTTCGTGGCTCACCAGCGGCGTGAAAGTGGGCCATGTGGTGCGCCTCACCGCCGGCACCTTCAATGCCAACAACCTGAACAAGAACCTGTTCGTGGTGGCCGTCACCGCCTTGGCGCTCACCGTGCTGGTGCTCAACGGCACCACCCTCACCGCCGAAGGCCCCATTGCCTCGGCCACCCTGAGCCTGCCCGGCAAAACCACCTTCGTGCCCACCTCGGGCCACACCGACGACAGCTACGCCGTGGAAGAGTGGTTCAGCGACGTGCCCCGCAGCGAAACCTATACCGGCATCAAGTTCACGCAGGCGCAGATTCAGCTGCCACCCTCTGGCCCGGCCACGCTGGGCCTCACGGTGGCAGGCCAGCGCATGGGGCAGGCGGCCGGCGGCACGCGCTACTTCACCAGCCCAACCGCCCAAAGCGCATCCGGCATTGCCGCATCGGTCAACGGCGTGCTGCGCATCAACGGCGCCACCCAGCTCGCGGTTACCGGGCTGAACTTCGACATCAACGCCAACTTCACCGGCGACGGCGTGGTGGGCTCCAACGTCGTGCCCCAGCAGTTCGCCGGGCGCTTGCGCGTCTCGGGCCAGTTCACCGCTTACTTTGAAGACGGCGCCCTGGCCGACGCGTTCTACAACGAAAGCCAGATCGGCCTGCAAGTGGCCCTGACCACCGGCAGCGAAGCCGCGGCCGACTTCCTCACCTTCAGCATGAGCCGCGTGAAGCTCGGCGGCGCCGACAAGAGCGACGGCGAAGGCGGCGTGGTGCGCACCTTCCCCTTCACCGCGCTGCTCAACAGCAACGGCGGCGCCAGCGCCGAGCACGAGCAAACCACCATCGCCATTCAAGACAGCCTGGCCTGATTTTTCAGCCAGCCACCCGCGCACCGACCCGGGCCGGCTCTCCGCTCTTGCAGGTGGAGGCTGGTTCGGGCACGGGCAACAACCCACCCACCTGCAAGGACTTCGAAACATGGAACAGCAACACACCCCCGTCCACTTGGTCGACACCGCGCCCAGCCTGCCCACCCCCGCCGCGCAAGGCTTCGACCTCGACAGCGTGCAAGACGCCGGCATGGCCGAATACGAGGTTACCCACCCCGTCACCGGCGCGGGCACCGGCGCCATCTTCCTGCTGGCCGGCCCCGAGCACCCCGAGCGCAAGCGCATCACCCTGAGCCTGATCCGCCGCATGCGCGCCGACGCCATGCGCGCCCAGGGAAAAGGCAAGGCCACCGACCCCGAAGCCGACATTGAAGAAGGCCGCGACATGCTGGTGAAGGCCACGCTGGGCTGGCGCGGCGTCTGCAAAGCCGGGCAGCCCGTGCCCTTCTCGCCCCAGGCCGCCGCGCAGCTCTACGCCGACCCCAAAACCCAGTGGCTCACCAAGCAGCTGCTGGCGGCCATGAACGACCAGGACCTTTTTATCAAGGCCTGAGCGCGGCCCTGGTAGACCACGCAAAGGCCACCTTTGAACTGGACCGGGAACAAGCCGATGGCAGCACCTTGCGCGAACACCTGCAGGCCGTGGCACGCAGCACCGGACGCACCCCGCCCGAGCTGCAGGTGCCACCCCTGCCCGCCGCGTGCCAAGGCGTGTGGCACCTGTTCCTGGAACTGCACGCCCGCCGTGGCAGCAACGGCTTCGGCCCCGCGCCCATTGACGAAGCCCGCCTGTGCTGCTGGCAGCAACTGCACCGCACGCAGCTCAGCCCATGGGAGGTGGACACCATCTTCCTGCTCGACGGCGTGTGGCTGCGCTGCATGCACCAGCAGCAAAGCAAGCCCGGCCAGCAGCGCAAGACCTGAGCACCCCGGCCCGACCACCCTGACCACACACCGCAGCACCCCATGAGCTACCAAATCGGCAACATGGACCTGGGAATCACCTTCCGAGGCGACCTGAGCAACCTGCAGTCCCAACTGAACCAGGCCGGCGGCGCGGTGGACGGCTTTGGGCGCCGCACGGGTGGCGCCCTGCGGGACGTGTCTGCCGAAGCAGGCCGCACCGACGACGCCATGGCCCGCCTGGCGCAAGGCATCAAAGGCGCGTTCGTGGGCGGCTCGGTGGCGGTGGGCCTGATCACCCTGAAGAACAACATGATGGCCGCCACGGGCGCCATCATCGACGCACAGGTGCAGCTGGACAAGCTGAACAACGGCTTCAAGTTCGGCACCGGCAGTGCGGCAGGTGGCGCCCGCGAAATGGCTTTTCTGCGCGAAGAGGTCAACCGCCTGGGCCTGGACCTGGGCGCCACCGCCTCGCAATACATGAAGCTGGTGGCGGCCAGCCGCGGCAACGCCATGCAAGGCGAAAAAACCCGCGAACTGTTCAAGTCCATTGCCGAAGCCAGCGTGGTCATGGGCCTGGGTGCCGAGCAGTCCGAGCGCGCCATGATGGCCGTCACCCAGATGATGTCCAAGGGCAAGGTCATGGCCGAAGAGCTGCGGGGCCAGCTGGGCGAGCACCTGCCGGGCTCCTTCAGCATTGCCGCGCGTGCCATCGGCGTGACCGAGGTGGAGCTGAACAAACTCATGGAAACCGGCCAGGTGCTCAGTGCCGACTTTCTGCCCAAGTTCGCCGCGCAGCTGCGCCGCGAACTGGCCGGCTCGGTGGAAGACGCCACGCACAGCATGCAGGCCAGCCTGAACCGCCTTCAAACCGCCTGGCTCACCTTCAAGCAAGAGATTGCGCAAACCGGTGTTGGCCAAGGCATCAACAACGAAGTTAGAGGCATGGCAACCGAGCTGAATGTGCTGAGCGAAGCGGCAGAGCAGTCTCGCAAGCGCAACGAGGGCTTCTGGGAATCTTTGACCAGCATCAGCGGAGCAGCTGTTGGGCGTGCCAGCTTTGGCGCGTTGGAGCTTGTGGCCGAGTCCACCAACAAGGCCATTCGGTTCTTGTCCGCTGGGTTGCTGGACTTCGGTACCGAGTTGGACCTCATGCCCAACAGCCTCAAAACCAACGCGCAGCAGCTGGAGCTGATGGCCGGCAAGATCAAGGCCGCCGAGGCCGAGTACACCGCCCTGGCCCTGCGCCTGCAGAGCGCACCCGAGAACATCTACATCAAGAGCGAGCTGGGCAACCTGGCGCGCTACATCGACGCCCTTCGCAACGCCCAGCGCGAAAAAATGGCCCTGCAAGGCGGCCCGTCAGGCCCGGTGGAATACGGCAACGAAACCCGCCGCGAAGACGCGCGCCAGGGCGATCTGAGAATGCGCGCCGAGCAGGCCAAGGCGGTGGAAGGCTTCTGGGCCAAGAACATGACGCCGCTGCAGAAGATGAACGCCGAACTGGCCGCCGCCCGCGCCACCATGGGCAGCTTGTTCACCCCGGAAATTGAAGCCCAGATCCGCCAGAACTTCGCCACCCCCACCCGCGCCGCTGCCCGAGCCGCCGTGGACGACTTCACCCGCCTGAGCGACACCCTGCGCAAAGACGTGGCCACCGGCACCGCCCAGGCCGAAGCCGCCCAGCACGGCTACAACAAGGCACAAACCGAATTCCTGGCGCTGGCCGCGTCCGACGTGTGGCAGAACCTCACCGCCGACCAGCGCGCCCAGGTGGCCGCCCTGGTGGCGGTGAAGATCGCCCAGGAACAGGCCGCCGACGCCACCAAAGCGCTGGCCGAGGCGCACAGAGCCCAAACGCTGGCCGAGGCCGCCGCCCTGAGGCTGTACACCGACAGCGCCACCAGCGCAGAAAGGCGCCTGCAGGACATGCGCCAGGAAGCCCAGGCCATGGCCTACGCCGAAGCGCACCACATCAGCCTGGCCCAAGCCATCGAGCACACCGCCGTGGCCCGCCTGCGCGAACAGCAGGCCATCGAAATGGCCAAGGGCGCGGGCATGAACGATTCCGTGGTGCTGGCCCTGCAGGCCGAAATCGACGCCCGCCAGCAGATCATCGGCGCCATTGCCAGCAACGAAGTGCGCGACGCATCCCGCAAGCTGCGCGAAGACCAGGAACGGGAGTGGGCACGCACCTGGGACCAGGTGGCGCAGAGCTTCACCGACGCGCTCATGCAAGGGGGTAAGTCGGTCAAGGAATACCTGATCGGCCTGTTCCGCACGCTGGTGCTGCGCCCCATCCTGGCGCCCATCGGCGCGGGCATGGCCAGCATGTTCGGCGGACCGGCGGCGGCTGCAGGGCAGGGCGGCGCAGGCGGCGGCCTGAGCATGCTGGGCAATCTGCACAGCATGTACCAAGGCGTCTCCAGCGGGTTCAGCGGCCTGGGGGCCAGCGTGGGCAGCATCGGCGCCAGCATGCAGTACGGCACCGCCGCGTTTTCTCAGCAGAGCACCATGCTGGCCGCGCAAGAGGCGGGCATGGGCACCATGGCCGGCACCATGGGCACCGCTGCCAGCGCCCTGGGCGGCGCTATGGTCGGCTTCATGGCGGGCAAGATGATCAGCGGCGGCTACAGCGCCATCGGCAAGAGTGGCAACACCGCCGTGGTGGCGGGCACCGCCATCGGCATGGCGGTGGCCGGCCCCATTGGGGCAGCCATTGGCGGCATGATCGGTGGCACCGTCAACCGCCTGTTCGGCCGCAAGCTCAAAGACAGCGGCATCATGGGCGAGTTCGGTGGCGCGGGCGGCTTCAGCGGCCAGCAGTACGAGTTCTACAAAGGCGGCACCTTCCGGTCGGACAAGACCAAAACCCGCGCCATGGAAGCCGAATTGCGCGACGCCCTGGCCGAGCAGTACCAACTGTTGGCCGACAACACCACCGGCATGGCGGGGCAGCTCAAGCTCAGCGCCAGCGCGCTGGAAACCTACACGCGCAAGGTCAAATTCAGCACGCGCGGCTTGACGAGCGAGCAGATCACTCAGAAGCTGCAGGAAGAATTCGCCCTGCTCGGCGACGAAATGGCGCAGCTGGTGCTGGGCACCACGCAGTACACCCGCGCAGGCGAAGGCGCCGCCGCCGCGCTGGCCCGCCTGTCCACCAGCATCACGGCCAGCAATGCCATGCTCGACGTGCTTGGCCTCAAGCTGTTTGACGTGGGCTTGGCCGGCGCCGACATGGCCAGCGACCTGGCCGACCGTTTCGGCGGCGTGGACGCCATGGCGCAAGCCGCCACCGCCTACTACCAGGCCTTCTACAGCGCAGGCGAACGGGCCGAAACAGCCACACGGCTGTTGACCAGCACCATGAACAGCCTGGGCCTCGGCTTGCCCACCACCACCAGCGAATTCAGGGCGCTGGTTGACGGCCTGGATCTCACCACCGAAAGCGGCCGCGCCACGTATGCGGCACTGCTCAAGATCGCGCCCGAGTTCTCGGCCCTGCAAGCAGAGCTGCAGCGCCTGGCCGAGCAGACCGCAGCCAAGCTCATCGCCACCTTCACAGCCCGCGGCCAGCTGGTGCCCGCGCTGGATGGTGTTGCGCTTTCGGCCGCCACCGTTTCCAAAAGCATGGCCGGCGCCAGAGTCGAGGGCGCCAGCCTGGCCACAGGGCTGAGCACACTGGCCACGCGCGAACTGCTGGTGGCCGCCGCCAGCGGCACGCTGACAAAAGACCTCAGCGCCACCCAGGTCAAGGCCCTGGCTCTGGCTACCGGCCTGACCGAGGCGCAGGTGCGCGCGGGTGCTTTGGCGGGTGGGGTCGGCGCGCTGGGCGTGGAACTGAGCGCCAGCCGCCTGCAAGCCGCTTCTTTGGCAACAGGCATGTCAAGCACCCAGATCAAGACCCTGGCCCTGGCCGCCGCCAGCGGCACGCTGACAAAAGACCTCAGCGCCACCCAGGTCAAGGCCCTGGCTCTGGCCACCGGCCTGACCGAGGCGCAGGTGCGCGCGGGTGCTTTGGCGGGTGGCTCGCAAAGCATGGCGGCTCAGCTGGCCGCCGCCGCCGCGCAGGCGTTGGGGTTTGCCGGGCAGGTCAGCGCCATTCACCGGCTGTTGGGCGATGCATCCAGCGGGGTTTTGCTTTTTGGCAAGGGCGTGACATCAGCCACGGCAGACCTCACACCGGCCCAAACTGCCGTAGCGGCCTTGCGAGGCGAAATCTTCACGCTGCGCAGCGCAGCAAGTGGCACGGTGGTGGACATGGCCGGGCTGAGCGCAGCCCTGTCAAGCGTGGACACGCGCACCTTTGTAGCCACCGTCGTTGGGGTGTTCGACCTGATCGGCAAGCGCATCAAGGACACGCTGGACAGCATCACGGACGAACGCACCGCCCTGCGTGAAGCCGCCATCACCATCTTGGGCCCTGCGGTGATGAGCGTGGCGCAGATCCGAAAACAGGTGTCTGGCGCCTCTGTTGGCATGCCCACGACGGCAGGCATTGAAAATTCTCAGGCAAAGCTGGCCAGCGCAGATGCGCTGGTTCAGACCCGAGAAAAGACGCTGACCTCTGCGCGATCGGCCTACGCATCTACCGGTGCCAACGCCTTGTCCAAGGCATTGGCGCTTGAGTCAATGCGCGCAAAAGAGGCAAAAGACCTTGTGGCCACTTACCTGCGTTTCGGCAACGTGCAATCGGGCATTGCTGGCGAGTCTCTACCATCTTCCATGAAGGCACTGGCCACATGGGAGGACTCGCAGTCCAGCATGCTTTCCAAGCTTGCCAAGGTGCCCGTGGCAGAAATTCAGGCTTTTGCCGACCAGCTGTCGGCGCTTGGCTCCAGCGGCTTGCGCGGCGGCCTGAACAGCACGACCGCCTATCTGAAAGAAATGGATGAGTACCGGCAGTCGGTCAAGGCGGAATCTGCCAGGCTGGCAGAAGCCGCCAGCCTGCGCGCCAAGGCCGCGGACCTGGCCGACAAGGTGACCACAGCAGAAAAAGCACTTGCCGCAGCCAAAACAGCCGCCGCCACCGCCGCCAAGGGCGCCCAGAAAGCCCAGCTCGACTACGTGGCCGCGCTGCAAAAGTACAGCCTGGACGCCAGCAAAGCCGTGAGCCAGCTTGGCCGCATGCGCGAAGAAACGGTGAAATATTACGAAAGCCAGAAGCAGCTGGCCGACCTGATGACCGGCACCGCCAGCAGCCTGCGCGCCACGGTTTCCGCCTTCCGCTTCGACCAGCTGGACCCGGCCGCACAACTTGCCAACCTGCAAGAGCGCTTCAATGTAGCCTACAGCCTGGCCATGAGCACCACGGGCGAGACGCTCAGCACTTACGGCCAGGAAATCAACAGCCTCATCAACCCCCTGCTGCAAAAAGCGCAGGAAGCGGGCGTGGGCGGCTCGCAGTACAGCCAGCTCGTCAACACCGTGCTGGCCCGCGCCGAAGCCACAGCCAAGCGCCTGGAGGCCAACGCCCCCAAAGACTACGCCGCCGAAAGCCTGGGCCTGCTGGGGCAGATCGACAGCACCCTGGCAGCGCTGGAGGCTGGCGCCATGACAGCCGACCAGCTGATTGTCAAAGCCATTGACGCCGGCAAAGACACCACCCGCGACGGCCTGCGCGCTGTGATCGCGGCTCTGACGGGGAAGAAGGTACCCGCCTTCGCCACCGGCGGCATGCACGCCGGCGGCCTGCGCATCGTGGGCGAGCGCGGCCCTGAACTGGAGGTGACCGGCCCGGCCCGCATCTACAGCGCAAGCGACACCGCGCGCATGCTCCAGGGCAGCAGCAGCGTTGGCGACAACGCGGCCCTGCTGGCCGAGCTGCAGGCCCTGCGCGCCGAAGTGGCGGCCCTGCGCCGGGAGACTGTGCCCTTGCACACGCAGACCATGGTCAATACCGGCAAAGCGGCTCGGCAAATCGAGCGATGGGACGTCGAGGGCCTGTCTGTGCGCAACGTCGACGGCGAGTCTTTTGTGGTGGAGGCCGCCTGATGCTGCTTATTCGCCCAACCTCCCTTACGCCCGCGATGGTCACCGCCAGCAACGCCGGCGCCGCCGACCCCGCGTACAACCCCGCCATCAGCTACACCCTGGGCGCGCGCGTGTACTTGCCCAGCGACGGCCGCACCTACGAATGTGTGCAGGCCCCCGCCCTGGGGCAAGACCCCGCCGCCAGCCCGCTTTACTGGATGCTGGCCGCCCCTAGCAACCGCTGGGCCATGTGGGACGCCGAAATCTCCACCGCCACAGCCGTGGAAGGGAGTCTGTCGGCTACCGTCACTGTGCCCGGCCGGTTCAATGCCGTGGGCGTGTTCGGCCTGGTGGGCGACGCCATCACCCTTGTCCAGAAAAGCGCGGCCGGCGCCACGCTCTGGAGCGAAACCCGATCGCTCAAAAGCAACCCGGGCGGCTGGTATGCCTATTTTCACGAGCCGCGCGTGCAGGTGCGTGACGCGGTTTTCACCGGCCTGGTGCCCAGCTCGGGCAGCCGGCTCGAAGTCCATATCAACGGCGGCTCAACCGCTTGCGCATCGGTGGTTGTGGGCACCAGCATGAGCATTGGCGAGACGCAATACGGCTTCACCAGCGGCATTGCCAGCTACAGCCGCAAAGAAACCAACACCACCACCGGCGCCCAGACGCTGCGCAAAGGCCGGCGCAGCAAGCGCATGAGCGGCACGCTGTCTCAGCCACGCGGCCAATTCAATGCCGTGTTTGCCGCGCTGGAATCACTGGACGCCACGCCTTGCGTTTGGGTGGGGGCGCCCAGCAGCGGTGATTACGAGCCGCTGACCATTCTTGGCTTTTACAGAGACTTCCAGATTGAGGTCAGTTACCCCAATCACAACATTTGCTCACTCGAAATTGAAGGGCTTACCTAATGACCGTCGTTGTCCCATCCCTCCCAACGCCCGTTCCGCAAAGCACGGACCCGGTGAATTTTGATGCCAGGGCCGACGCCTTTCTTGCCGCGCTCCCGGCTTTTGGCGCGGCCCTGAACGCCCAGAACGAGGAAAACAACGCCCTGAACGTCAGCAACAACGCCGCCGCGAACATTACCCAGCAAGCCTTCGCGGCAGGCTTGGCCAGTGCCGCCAGCAACGCGCAGCTGGCCCAGGCCGCGCGAGATGCCGCATGGGCCGGCTTGGGCGCGGCCGACCAGTCCATCAACCTGGCCCAGCTGGCCTACGCCATCAGTGGCGCCTTTGACCTGGCCGCCCTGGCCCACCGCCGCGTCAATGACGTGCTGGCGCTGCAAACCCAGACCGGCACCGCCGTCATCACCCAGTCCGCCAGCGCCGAGCATGTGCGCGCCTACGCCACCGTGGCCGTCACGCTGCCCAGGGCTTACCGCACAAACGACTACCAGGTGGTGGTGGCGGTGGAGTCCGCAGTGCCCGCGCAGGGCCACGAAGGCTGTGTTTTCGTGCAAAGCCGCGCCCTCAACGGCTTTGTTCTCGCCATGACCGGCAGCGCCACCAGCGTCAACCTGCGCTGGAAGGTGTTGCACCCCGCCGCCATGTAAGCCCACCCAGTACACCCAGCACAACCCACCGGACCACAACCATGAACATCATCAAGCCAGAAGGCGAAGCCACCACCGCCACCGCCACCGTCGAAGGTCGCTACGTCACGCTCACGCATGCCGGCGCTGAAATCATGCTGCCCGCCATGGCGCGGCCCGGCAATTTCAGTGAATCACTCTACTGGACCGGTGCCGACTTCGACTTCCTGCCCAGCGAGCCACCCGTGCTGGCCGCCGTGCTGGCCAGCCACGCGGGCCAGCTGAGCCTCACGCTCTTTGCACTGCCCGACGCCCAGGCGGCGCCCCAGGCCACCGAATAACCCCAGCCACAAGCCCACGACGCCACACAAGGAAACACCAGCATGCTCACCATCTCCGTACCCGACAGCCTGCGCATGAGCGTCGAAGCCGCCAGCGGCGGCCGTCAGACCGTGCTCTACACCGCCAAGGGCCAGCCCACCTACATGAACATCATCCCGCAGGTGGACGGCCCCAGCCTGGACGCCACGCTGCCCGCCGGCCCGCACCCCGCCTTCATCGTGGGCGGCGTCACCAAGAGCCAGATCATGATCGGCACTTTTCCCGGCGTGATCCGCAACGGCGAACTGCTCAGCCTGCCCGGCGTGGACCCCACGGCTTCGCAGAACCACGACACGTTCGTGACCAACGCCCGCGCCAACGGCATCGGGCACCACGTCTGCACCAACGCCGAATATGCCCTGTTGGCCCTGCTGTGCCGCGCCAACAGCTTCCAGCCGCGCGGTAATTCCAACTGGGGCCGCAGCAGCGACGCCACCTGGGAAACGGGCCGCCGCAACGACGGCGCGGCCCCCGGCACCGCCAGCGGCACGGGCCGCACCCTCACCGGCAGCGGCCCCGTGAGCTGGCGCCACGACAACACCTTCAGCGGCATCAGCGACCTCAATGGCAACGTGTGGGAATGGTCCCCCGGCATGCGAATTGTGGACGGCGAAATCCAGATCCTCGAAAACAACGATGGCGCCCTGAACACCACAGACATGGGCGCAAGCAGCGCCGCCTGGCGCGCCATCAACGGCGCCACTGGCGCGCTGGTGGCGCCAGGCCACGCCAATGCGGTGAAGTACGCCACCAGTGGCACGGCCGCCTATACCCTGGTGCGCGCCAGCGGCAGCAGCTTCGAGGGCATGACAAACCCCGGCACCACCCCGGTGGGCGCAGATGCCCTGGCGCTCTTGCGCACATACGGGCTTTTCCCCGTGGCCAGCCAGCTCGGCGGAACCATTGCCACGCCAGCCACCAACGGGGATGCGTTTTTCATCACGCTCACCGGCGAGCGGCTCCCGTTCCGTGGCGGCCACTGGTACAGCGGCGCGGGTGCCGGCGTGTTTGCGCTGTACCTCTTCCTCGCCCGGTCCGATGCGAGCACGAGCATCGGGGCGCGCCCCGCTTTTGTTCTCTGACATCTGAACCCCTGTTATCTGATGCCTGGGCGATAGCCCGGGCTCTTTCTTCCAGCATTTCATGAGTTCCAGAACCCCCGTCAGGCCCGAAGTGGCGCCACGACCCACCGACTTGCTCATTCGCCAAAAGTGCGAAGCCATGATCGAGTACGGCTATGTGGCGCTGCGCCAATTCCCCAAGTTCGAGCGGCATGTGCTCGCGGCCGAAATCCGCGTGAGCATGCTCGCATTGCTGCGGTTGATCGTGGTGTGCAACAAGCGCTACCACAAGAAGACCACGCTGCAAGAACTGGACGCCGAGCTGGACCTTTTGCGTTGCCAGGTGCGCTTGGCCAAATCGCTGGGCTATCTGGACTTCAAGAAATACGAGACATGGGCGAAGCACAACGACGAGATCGGCCGCATGTTAGGCGGCTGGATCAAGTCCATGGCTTCACCGATGGGGGAGGCGCATTGAAACGGCTCCCGATCCGTGGCGGCAACTGGAACAACGGCGCGGGTGCCGGCGTGTTTGCGCTGAACCTCAACAACGCCCGGTCCAATGCGAACACGAACATCGGGGCGCGCCCCGCTCTTGGGGATCGTCAGATGCGGCAGGCTCACCGGGCCTGCCGTCAGAACACCCCTCAAAAGGATGCGCCTTCCCCGGCCCGCGCGTGTGCGCGAAGCCGAAACACTGAACAGGCGGGCCGTTCCAGTAGCGCGAATGCGCGAGCGTTCGGCCCCGCCGCCTTTCACCGGCCCACCTGACCATGGCCAAAACCTACAACCACATTTTCCCCAGGGTGTACGACTTCGAGTCGCTTCACGCCGCCTACCTGCGTGCGCGCGCAGGCAAGCGCGGCCAGCCCGAGGTGCAGGCATTCGAGCGAGACCTGGAGGGCGAGCTGATCGCGCTGCAGAACGAGCTGATCTGGGGCCAGTACCTCACAGGCAGTTACAGGACGTTCCTGGTTCACGAGCCCAAGGAGCGGCTGGTGGCCGCGCTCCCGTTTCGTGACCGCGTGGTGCAGCACGCCCTGGTGGCGGCGATCGAGCCCTTTTGGGAATGCCGCTTCATTGCCGACAATTACGCCTGCCGCCCGGGCCGCGGCACGCACCGCGGCGCCGACCGCGCCCAGGCCATGCTGCGCCAGGTGCGCCGCACGCATGGCTGCCCGGTGGTGCTCAAAGCCGACATCGCCAAGTATTTCCCCAGTATCGACCACGCGGTACTGAAAGCCCTCATTCGCCGCCGCGTCGCCTGCCGGCCGACACTGGCGCTGCTCGACGCCATCATCGACTCGGCCAATCAGATCAACGACGTGCACGGGGTGGGCTTGCCCATTGGCAACCTGACCAGCCAGCTGTGCGCCAACATCTACCTGCACGAGTTGGATGAGTTCGTGAAACACGGGCTTCGCGAGAAGCACTACATCCGCTACATGGACGATTTCGTCATCGTCCACCACGACAAAGCCCACCTGCAGCGCCAGCGCGCGCTGATTGAAGCCTTTTTGCACCAGCGCCTGCGCCTGCGCACCAACGCCAAAACGCAGGTGTTCCCGGTGGGCATCGTGCGCGGGCGCGCGCTGGACTTCCTGGGCTACCGCATCTGGCCCACCCACCGCAAGCTGCGCCGTTCCAGCATTCAGCGCATCAAAAGCACCCTGCGCGAAATGCGCACCCTGTACGCAGCCGGGCGCATCAGCCTGCAGCGCGTGGGGCAGTCGGTGCGCAGCTGGGTGGAGCACGCCAAACACGCCAACACCTGGCTGCTGCGCAACCACACGCTGCAGGCCTTTTCTTTCTCGCCACCCGACCATCAGCCAACCGGAGACCTCTGCATGACCCACAGCACCGCCACGCACGCAGCCCAGCTGCCACAAGCGCCCATGGCGCAGAAGGGCGCCTGACCATGCGGCTGCTCTTCTACAAAGACGCCTTCGGCCCGTTCGAGTGGCTGATCCAGCTGGTCACATGGTCGCGCTTCGTGCACGTCGAGCTGGCGGTGATGCACGGCCCGGGCTGGGCGCTGGTGTGGAGCAGCAGCAACCGCGACGGCGGCGTGCGGCTCAAGCGCATCAGCGTGCGGCCCGAGGCCTGGGAGTCGGTTGACATCGGCGACCACCCTGGCGCTGTGGCCTGGTTCGTGGCGCATGAGCGCCAGCGGTACGACTGGCTGGGTGTGGCGCGCTTCGTCCTGCCGCTCCTGCCGCACAGCGAGCGCAAATGGTTCTGCAGCGAGGCTGTTGCCGCCGCGCTGGGCCTGCCCAAGCCGCACAAGTGGACGCCCAAAGCGCTGCACCGCTGGGCGCTCAACCGGGCGATTCAGCCCGCCGCCACGTCCACTTGAAAGACACACAATGCCCGAACCCATTTCACCCGCTGCGGCCACGATCGCGGCAGCCACGCCGGCCGTGACCGTCATCACGGCCCTGGGCGTGCCCCTGGGCCTGCGTCCCGACGTGTTGGTGGCCGGGTTCGCTGGCGCGCTCGTCGCCGTGGTGCTGCTCAACAGCGTGCCCAGCACCGGCGACACCTGGGAGCACCTGCTGCGCACCACCCTGCGCCGCATGGCCGTGGTGCTGGCCAGCAGCCTCACCGCCGGCTACCTCACCCCCATGGTGATGCTGATCAACGCATTCCCCGACGCGCTCATGCTCGGCGCAGCCTTCGCCATCGGCGGCGGCGCGCAGCGCGTGCTGCTGGCTGTTGTGCACCGCATCGC